TTGCTAGATCGATGCCTATCTTACCTTTGGATATTCCCTGCATAAGCATCGCAGAGACCACGCTGGTGATGTGGATGTCGATCTGGAGCATGGCTAGTACACGCTCTGTCTCTTCGGGCTCATCCATCCTAGAAATATAATAGTCTACAGCTTCATCGTAATCAACGAGGTCGGGAGGTCGATGCCAAGGATAGTTCTTTGTATTTGCGAAGTAATTAGCGCCGGGAATAGGTTCACTAAACTGCATCGTCTTCTCCCTTTTCCTCAACTTCTTCGCCTGTGTACTGAGCTTCATACTCGTCAAAGAAAGTAGGATTGTAGTACACGCCGCCTTCTTTTAATTTAGACACCTCGGTAGGCATATTCCCTGCCATAAATGCCTTAATGGACTTTTTCACCGCGTCACTAAACTCCATCGATAATCATCCCATAGTTGACCATTAAATATCCATTATCACCCATTAGAACGGCTTCTGGATGTGTCTTCTGAATTTCTTGTGCTAGTACCCCAAAGGTAGGGTGCCGGTCGGCACCCACACGAAGACCTTCTTCATTCCAATCCCATTCGTAGAAATTGATTCCCTTGAGCGTGTCTACCTTCTTGATGTTGGTTTTGAGCCGCACATCAGAAGTAGTAAGCACATCATAGACCTTTTTTATTTTAACTGTGGTCGAAATTATTTTGTCTAGAGAGCTTTCGTCTTCCGTAACAGGCTGATTACTTTGTGCCTTAATCTGAGCTACTAGAATTTGCATGTCCCTAGTGGCCTCGTCAGAAGCATCTTTGAAAATGTTATCAAATAGATTGTCTACAGCGTCCCACAAACGGTTTTGTGCCTCTATACTAATATCTAGAGAATTTTTTACATCCGAAGTAATAGCTGCGTTTGTTTGGGTAGTATTTGTAGTTTCTACCGTCTGCCGCCATTTAGCAGTTGCAGTATCTATAGCAAATTGCATGTCTGCATAAAACTCTTGCCGCTGCTGTTTAATTTCCGCATTGAAAGCCAGAGAGTCATTTGTTTCAGTAGTATTTGACCGAAGCATTGCATTTTTTTCAGACAGATTATGCTTTTCAATGGAAGCATTTATTTCTGCGTATAACGTAACCATGTCATTTGATTCTTTCGCCGTGAAAAGACGCTGGGCGTTGATAGCTTTTTGATCTTCAAACAAAGCCTGTGTCTTAGCTTGCTTGTTAATCACATCTGCTTCTTGTTCACGGGTAAGATTAGTTAGATCCATCTCCAAAAATGCTTTGGCATTCTGCACAGCCGCCGCACTTCTAACGGTAAGATTTCCCAACTCGAAATTAGATAGTATCTTTGCTTTGTTGATAATGGCTTCTTGGCGGTTATCTAAATTCTTCGTGGTGATTGTTTGGAAAAATAAGGCTTCTTTATCCGCAATACCAAGGGTCGCTTCCATTATAGCGTTGGCGTATGCAGCGGTTGCTGCCGTTCCACTTATACCACTAAACGCTATAGTCCTTTGAATATCACTTGCTGTTTTCTGAGCCCAAACAGGGATTTTTGGATTCCCGTTTGAATCAACAAATTCATTGCTGATGATTTTCATTTGCCCAAGGATGGTGGTCTTACTGTCTGTGTAATTGCCCTCGCCTAGCCTGTCAGCTAATAGCTTACCCGCCGCAGTAGTTGTGTCGATGATTGTAGATATATTTTGTGAAGCAAATTCGTTTAAGGCGTTTCCTAGAACACCTGTACCGGCAGCTTCTGCTTTTATATCAATTTCTATGGCAGAGGCGTCTACAAGATTATCATCATCTATTGTGCCGATAGCTGCATTTACATCAAAAGTACTGTCTAGCAAATCGCTGGAAGTAGAAACGGTGTAAGTTTCTGAACCGGGATTAACTACACTTTCTACAGCGCCAGTAGTATCCGATTGAACGGCGGTAAAAGAAGGATCATCGCCCAGCGCATAATTAGAAGAATTAGGATCAAGAGTTGTGCCTGCAGCATCCCCGTCCACTTCTTCAATAAGGTCTTCAATTTTTAGATTTCTGTCCGATAGAAACTTTTCTGGGTCCGCAAGTAGTGCTTCCATTTCAAGTTGAGTTTCAACAAGGCCAGCTTGTTTAGCCATTTCAAGAATAGCGTCCACACCATAAAGATTCGCGCCTTCTTCTGTGCCGCCGGTTTCTGCTACTTGCTCTAGAACAGCCTGATTGTAGACAGGGCCATCATTATCTTTGTCGAATTGAACAATTTCGTTATTTGTTTCGTAGCCCGTCTTACCTGTTGTGGGGTCTACAATACTTAAAGCGTCTGTCCATACTTGCTCACCGATGCTGTCCATAGGATCAGCGCCACTTACGTAGGTTTGTTTAACTTCGTATGGTAGACCTACAATGTTCAATTTATAGAAAGTTCCACTGGCAGATTTGAATACCTGTGAACCGTCCTGATTGTCTGTAGCATGTTTCTGTTCGGGGTCTCTTGGGTCCAAGCCCTGTAATTTTTTATTAACGTATGTCAGACCTTCCACCGCAAGAGCCACGGCAGGAAATGCCACGATAAGTGCGGCTTTCGCAACTTTTTGCTGTGTAGTTAGAGCTGTCCTTACGGCAGATGTCCCGTCTGTATTATTTACAATACGGCCATCATCATCTTCCGTACCGGTGTTAGCAGAACTGTTACCAGTGACTATGTTGGAAACTGCGGCTATTCCACCGACATCATTTGTGCTGTCGTTATCATTGTCATATTGTTTATTATTCTGATCAGGAGAAGCAGCACCGGGACCACCTCCATCAGTCATATCCCCTATGGAGTCATATCCAGTAATGTCTTTAAAAATACCCATTAAATCTTCTCCCTTTCCGCAACACACAAACGGATTTTGTCTCTCAATTTGACGTAGTCAGAAAGGGCCGTGTCTACGTGAACGTAGTCAGCGGGTATCTTTGCAAGTTCGTCTGCTAGATTATTGCTGAAAGTTTCGTCGTACTGCGCTATCGGTGGGCAGTAGACTTCTAGGTTGGACCTATAAACCGTTGCGCACCCTGTTAAGGATGCCAGCGCGATTATTGAGACTATCATCGTCTTCATGTTGAGCGACTGCCTTATAGAAATCGTTAGTTTTGTGGGCTGTTGTGAGATCGTCTTTCAGGACAGCATTCTTCTCATTAGCTGCGCCTCGAACTCGACCCATCACATAGATAATCGGCAGGGCGAGGGATAATGCCGCAATAATGTAGAGTTTGATTTTGCCGAAGATGAACATCAATGAACGCCTTCGGAGTGATCCTTAAATCTTGCGTATGCGGCCAACCCAATGCCACCGATTGCGCAGATTAAGAATAGAACTTTTAGGCTGTCTGCGTAGGGCAACAAGCCCTGAAGTTGGCCCGATATTTCGTTCATTGCCGTAGCTGCGCCTGCAATCCCAGCACCTGCCATTGTCTTTGATTTGGCTAATGATTTAGGAGCGGCTGCAATGACCTTCTGCGGCATCTCTGGCCCAGCATCATCGCTAGGTAGGGCGGCATCCATAGAGAACACAGCAGCCTCTGCAGCGCGGCGTCTGGTCAGCCCCGCAAGAGGTTGCAGGACTCCCGATACCCGCGCCTTATTCCACTTCATCATCTCAGAGGGTACTTCTTCGTACTCTCCTTTATTCAATTTTTTCAACATGGTAGATGAAGCTAGGTTGCCCTCGCCTAAATTATAGGCCCAGGAAACTAGACTGTCGAATTGACCCTGACTAAGCGGGACATTAACCTTGCGTTTAACAGCAGCTTCAAACTTCTTAACATCTTCTCTCAGACGATCTTCGCACTCTTGAACTGTCCACTTAGTACCACTTTTTACGCCATAGGTCGAGCCAAATCCTAACGTCCAAACTCCCGCTGGACAACGATACGCTGATACCATTCCATCAGGCTGTACTCTATGTAAGCCTTCAAATTTCTTAATGAGGTTGAGCCCAGAGGCAGAAGTTTCAGTAGGATGCATTATTAACTCGATGTGTTGGCATATGGGGAAGTGAAGCCGCCTAGCTGCGAGGCAGACGGAGACAAGCTATTTACCCGTGCGTTGTTGCGATTGTTGGCTTGGATGTTCTGCATGTTTTGGATTTCGGTTAGCGCAGATTGAATATCGACTGCCCTCTGGCTCATCAAAATGTTCTGGCTGTCATAAGTGCTGAGAACCAACTCGCCCTGATCGCCTATTTCCCGGCGAATCATGAAGCCTTGAGCATCCACAGATTGAGTGATCAAATTGCCAGTATCGTCAAACGCTGCAGAGATTTGATTAAACTGATCTTTGACCTGCGCACTCAGTCCTTCGGTATCAGCTAATGCTCTAGCTGCATCCCGTGTTCGGACGATTTGTGCAGCATCGGCAGTGTTCGTAATGAGTGCGCCTTGCGTATCAAATAGATTGGAAACCGTGTTTCCTTGCTCATCGATGCTCTGCTGGACTGTGAAATTCTCGCTGCTAATCAACTCACCTTGCACATCGAAGGTGTCAACGATCATGTTCCCCTGCGAGTCCAAACTAGTTCTGGTTTCTTTGCCACTAGCATCTACCGCAGCAGTTATAGTTGTTTGAGTTTCACCAATTAATTTACCCGTATCGTCAAACTCTTGGACAAGCGTATTGCCTTGCTCCCCAAGTGCCGTTCGGGTCGTTGTGCCTTCCGTACCGATGGTCTCTTGGATCGTAATCTGCTTCTCGTTTAAGAGCCCGCCTTGCTCGTTAAACGTCTTAACGATAATGTCACCTTTGTCATCAAATGCACGTTTTACGGTATTCCCATTTTCATCGATGCTGTCTGTGATCAACTTACCTTGATCATCGAAATCGGTTGCCAGACCGCCCAATAAATCGCCCGT